GTTTTGTTTGAAATTAATATATGGTCATCTGCTGAACATTTTAGTCTTCATCGTCAAACTAAAACTTGCGTTTAACCAATTGATTTGACCAGTATCGATAAACTGACCAACCTCTGAAGGCATCTCTAAAACAATTGAGAAATACCTTTTCTGTTTTGCGTCTGGATTGAATGTGAACCCGTTTAGATTGTAGGTCTCAATCAACGCAAACATGATGTCACAGAACTAGTACGACCAAGCTCCGCCTAACATATAATAGGCTATCATCCTTGATAATGATGCTCTTGGATCTTTGATGTCCTGTTCCGTAAAGAGTGCACTCCTTAAGATCTCATTCTCGTCTTTCTAAAGTGCGAAACCGCACATGTTGTAGCCTAGGAAGGATATCTCTCCATTCCTCTACGCGACTGAGAATTTATCTGGATGTAGAATCATCCCTAGATGCACTGCTGCTAATTCACGTGCCTCGTCGTAGTTGAAGCTTGAAAAGTGCTTCTCGTGTAAGAAGATCAATGAATCATCACCTAAATAGTGCTGTTTCTTTATCTCCATACCCATGACGTTCATCAAATAATTGCAAATAACTGCATTTGACAAACTACCGACTAAGGATGTGAAATATGAACCTGAAGGTATTCCATGGTCTTTGCGAACCATGCGGCCGTCTGGCAACATGATTTTGGTATTGATGAAATTCCATCTTAACCAACCGAATACTTTCTTCAAGCGTTGAGATGCTGCTGGTCCTATCATTTGGATTTCTCCATTTAGTGACATTTAGTTGAAGGCAATTGACTCTTCTAACATGTCGAAGACCTTATCTAGCACAAAGTTAGGCACTGTTGAATCAAAGGACTTCCAATCCATTGTTAGTGCCACCCAATCGTTACGTTCGATGTTCGTGCTGAGCAACTCTTGTAGTCTAGGCATCGCATCGTGTCCGAAGTGAATTATATCGAGTCCTTCTTTCATGCGCTTGATCAAATGATGACCAAACACCTGTTCTAGGATTAAAACTTCGAATGGTGCAACCCAAACTGGACGTGTTTTGGGATCAGAAAGTGGAGATAGATGACCTCTGAATGCGACTTTTGATGGTGGTTAGTACACTGGAAAGTCATACTTGAGAGAGTGACTTATGTACTTCGCAATTTGAAAGGCTTCTACCATGACGTCTTTCTTCTTGTTTCCCGGAAAAGAGAATCCTGCTGCCGCTCCTGCGTTTGCGATGTTATTCGCAACCTCTTCGAATGCACACCAAGGTGATTACGCGAGATGTGGC